TTTAAGGTATTTGATTATGTCTAGACCACGCATAGACGATACGTTTAGTCGTATGAGGCGTTTACAGCGTGAAACTATTTACCAACCTTCAGACGGGACGTTTGGATATTAGTATGAAAAAAAAGAGGGATATGTATAATATGGGTGGNNTATCTGCTCATAAATCTGTAGGCGATTTAGATTTATCTTTATCTGCATCAGGCGATCAAAATTATCAAAGAGCTGGTGCTAGTGCAGGTTATACAAATAAAAAACAAGGTTTTAAAGTTCGTGGTGAAGTTTCAACAGATAAACGTGGAAATAGAGCCTCATCTGTCCGTGCAACTAAAAGCATAAACGACAGTTTAGATATCGGCGTACAGAAAAGCAAAAATTATCTTGGAGTCTTTTTTGAAAAAAAACTCTAAAGTTGTTTGGCGTCCTTTAAATACTTATGGCATTTATTTGCTAGGAACAATTATTACTACAACAGTTGCATACGCAATTTATATAATATAGGAGAAAGATTATGTCAGCACTACCCGGAGTTATTGATGTACGCAATGATGCAGGATCTGCCCGTGTTGGAGATGTTCGTGACCTTGCAACGCGAGTGGGCGCACAAGCTACAGCTACTACAGGAACAATTGCAGTAACAGCTAATGCAACCTATGATGTTAGCTTTACTCAACCAGCAGGTACATCAATTAAAAATCTTATTATGATTGCGGCAGGTAACCTTGTTACTGCTGGGTCATCAGGCGATGATATTGACTTTGATCTTGGTACTGCCGCTGGTGGTGGTCAAATCATTGATGAAAAAGCAATTGCTGATGACGGTGGTAGTGCTGTAACAATTGCCGCTAATACACCCTTGTTTATTATTGAGAACGGCATTCCTGCTGGTGCTCAAAAGTTTGCAGGTATGAGTGGTGGCCCCGCAACTTCAGAAGCTATGACACTTGCCGCTTCTTTGGCTAGTGCAACAGAGCGAACATTACACATTCGCTTAAAGCCTTTAGCCAGTAACCTAGCGACTGCCGCAACTACAGTAACATTTGTAATTGACTTTATAACGCTACCATAAAATTATGGCAGAAGATAATACTATACTTGATAGTTCAAACAATCTTTATTTTGAACCTGTAGAAAATGAAGATGGCTTAACTATCAACGCAGATGCTCAAGTTAAATCAAATCTTGCAGGGCTTATTGAAGCCCGTTTTGCAGATTCTAAAATGGCTAGAGACTCTGACGAGAACCGTTGGATTACGGCGTATCATAACTTCCGTGGTTTGTATCCAAAGAACGTAAGGTTTAGAGAATCTGAAAAGTCTCGTGTGTTTATTAAAGTTACGAAGACTAAGGTACTCGCGGCTTATGGTCAGCTAATTGACGTAATCTTTGGTACAGGTAAGTTTCCAATTGGTGTGACACATACTCCATTACCTGAAGGTATAAGCGAGTATATGCACCTTGATAGCCAAAGTCCACCGGGAATTGAAACTACTGCTATGGCTCCTCCCCCTGTATCCGAAAATATTTCAACGGGGGATATTGGTTTTGATGGTGATGGTCGTGTACTAAAACCCGGAGCTACATTATCTTCTGGTCAAGGATTGTTTGAAGATTTAGAAAACAACGAAAGAGTTACATTTGTTGAGGGGCCAACACCTATCCCCAATATTCCTGAGATTTCTCCAGCAAAAGAAGCCGCAAGGAATATGGAAAGGTTGATTCACGATCAAATCGATGAGTCTGCCGGTTCTACAGAACTCCGTAATGCAATCTTTGAGTCTACGCTTTTTGGTACAGGTATTGTAAAAGGCCCATTTAATTTTAATAAAACTTTACATAAGTGGGAAGAGGGTGAAGATGGACGAACCTATACACCTAAAACGGTACGTGTGCCAAGGATTGAATTTGTTAGCGTTTGGGATTTCTTTCCTGATCCTAATGCAACATCTATTGAAGAGTGTGAGTTTGTAGTACATAGACACAAACTAAACAAATCTCAACTTAGAGCATTGCGAAAGATGCCATACTTTAACGAAGATGCTATTCGTGATTGTATGATGCTTGGCCCTAACTATACAGAAGAAGACTACGAGTACGAACTCAAAGACGACCAACGTATGTCAGAAGCTGGCTATAGTCGTTTTGAAGTCTTAGAATACTGGGGTTTAATGGATGCAGAATATGCTAGAGAAGTTGGCATAGAGCTTCCAGAAGAGGTAGACATTCTTGATGAAATACAAATTAATGCTTGGGTTTGTAATGGCCTTGTACTCAGGGCTGTTGTTAATCCCTTTACGCCACACCGTATTCCTTACAATGCCTTTCCATACGAGCGAAACCCCTACAGTTTTTTTGGTGTAGGCGTAGCAGAAAATATGAACGACAGCCAGCAGATTATGAATGGTCATGCAAGGCTGGCAATTGACAACTTAGCTCTTAGTGGTTCTTTAGTATTTGACGTAGACGAGACTATGCTTGTTGGTGGACAAAGCATGGAAATTTATCCCGGCAAAGTCTTTAGGCGTCAGTCGGGTATGCAAGGTCAAGCAATACATGGTCTAAAGTTTCCAAACACATCACAAGAAAACATGATGATGTTTGACAAATTCCGACAGCTTGCAGATGAACAAACAGGTATTCCTAGTTACTCACACGGTATGACAGGCGTACAAAGCATGACTCGCACAGCATCTGGTATGTCAATGCTACTAGGTGCGGCATCACTCAACATTAAAACAGTTGTAAAGAATCTTGATGATTTCTTACTAAAGCCTTTGGGNAAAGCTTACTTCCAATGGAATATGCAGTTTTTTGAAGGAGCTTTGAAAACTAAAGGTGATTTAGAAATTAAGGCTATGGGTACAAATAGCCTGATGCAAAAAGAAGTAAGAAGTCAGCGGTTGACGATGTTTCTTCAGACGGCTCAGAATCCAGCTATTGCACCTTTTGTTAAAATGTCAAAGCTTATTAGCGAACTAGCATATAGTTTAGATCTTGACCCTGATGAAATTCTCAACGATCCCGAAGAAGCGGCAATAGCCGCACAGATTATAGGACTGCAAAATAATGTTGGACAAGCAACTGGCGAACAGGCTGACCCCCTTGGTCAACAACAAGGAGCTATGGGAACCCCTGAAGGAGCACCTCCAGAACCTACGGATGTTGGAGTTACAGGCACTGGCGACGGCAACATCGGAACAGGAAATGTTCCGCAAGCAGGGGAAAGCGAGTTCTCTGGCTAATCTCTTAACTTTAAAAGAACAAGTAATTCAAAGACGAAAGGACAAAGACGATGGCTAAAAAGTTCCCAGATCTAACAGGTGATGGTAAAGTAACTCAAGCAGATATTCTGAAGGGTCGGGATGTTTTTAATGAAGGTAACGAAGTAGACGGAGAAGAAGGCCAAGAACAATATATTCGTAGTCTACTGGCTAGTCAAATGATTTCTCAACTGCCTGACGAAACTGACGCTGAAGCAAAAGTTAGGCAGGAAAGAACACAACAAGAATTAGATACTTTCGATGAGTCTGTTTTACGCAAAGCCTATCAACGCATGGATGCTGAAAGAGATGACATGGCTATGGGAGGATCTTTGATGGTTTCTCCAGAGCGTGAAATGTATGGTAAAGGTAAATTAGTAAAAGAATTCGTAGACGCTCTTAAAGGTACTGGAAAAAAAGTAGACGCTAAACTTGAGTCTAAATTAGATGAAATGCAGGGTTTAGATAATACGGTTATTGGAGTAAGCCCAAAAACAGGTAGACCTCAGTTTGCTACGCCGGGGGAAACCTCACCAGAAAAAGGTGCTATTGTAGGAAAAAATAGAGTAAAAATAAGAGATACGAGTAAAACAGTAAAGGGCGGTATTTATGGTAGTGCTTTAGGTGCTTTAGGTACAGTAGGAGCTACAGAACTTTTAGAATTATTTGATGGTAATGAAGGGGCTATGATTGCATATGCTGAAGCAAATGATGATTTACCCACAGATAAAGAAGCCTCTGATTTTGAAAAAGCTTTTAGCCAAGCCTTTAAAGCTGGAGAAGACACATTTGAGTTTAAAGGTGAAACGTATACAACAGAATTAAAAAGGGATAAAAAAACACATGGCGGCTCATCAGACGTAGCTATTCTTATGCCAGCAGAATATGAAGAGCCACCCAAAGATACATACAATAATATCAGCAGTGAAGAAGAAAAAGAAGAAGTTGAGAACATGAACTCTGATGGTGATATGGAAGAAGAGTATCTTGACTACGTAGCTAATGAAGTTTTATCGCAAGAAGAACAAGATTATTTATTTAAGACTTTAGACGAAGATAACAAACTAGAAGAAATCTTAGATAAAGTAATGTTAAACGCAACAGAATTTACTGGTGCTGGGGAGATTGATGGCCCCGGAACTGGTGTATCAGATTCGATACCCGCAAGGTTATCGGACGGTGAATTTGTATTCACCAAGAAAGCGACAGATCAAATTGGTTCTGACAAACTCCAAAAAATGATGGACGATGCAGAACGTGACTTTGATAGTCGTGATGGCAAAGCTGACGGAGGTCAAGCTGGCACAAGTCCGTTTATTAATCCTGAAGAAATGTCAAAACCTTTAGATAGGTTTGACATGGACAAAGATGATGAACGTGACATTGAACGTCAAATGCTTTACTCAAGCCGTATGCCTAGCCTAATGAATCGATAAGGCTACCTAGAACCTTAGCCCCTTATCATAATAAAACCTTGAGGCCACCTTGTAGTATCAAGACCCTGTGTTAGATAGCGCAATAACACAGCCACCTTGAAAAGACAACAAGCCCCAGAAAGGAGAAGTGACATGAGTGAAGAAGAACAAGCAAATCCGTACAACCAAAAGAAGTCTTGGCATACTGAAAATGACAAGGCTTCAAAAAGTGCGGAATCATTATTTTTTGAGGAAGAGGCTACTTCCGAAGATGGAACCCCTCAAACAGATCAACGTCCTCGTACCAACTATAAAAAGAGATATGACGATCTAAAAAAACATTACGATACTAAGATCTCTGAATTTAAGCAACGCGAACAAGAACTAGAGGCTATGGCACAATCTGCACAACCGCAGTATCAACCGCCTAAAAGTGCTCAAGATCTTGAACGGTTTAAATCAGAGTATCCTGATCTATATGATACTGTTGAAACAGTTGCTCATATGAGAAGTGAAGAGCAGATGAGCGCCCTTCAAAGCAAGTTATCAGCAATTGAAACACGCGAAGCAGAAATGTCAAAGCGTGATGCTGAACTAGCTCTCAAAGAGCGACACCCTGATTTTGAAGATATTAGGGGTGATGACAATTTTCACGAATGGGCCAAGAGCCAGCCTGAAGATATTCAGCGTTGGATTTATAACAACCCAGATAATGTAGCTTTAGCAAGTCGTGCAATAGATCTTTATAAGATGGAAAATAATATTGCAATACAAAAGTCTTCTCGACAGTCACAACTTTCACGATCCAATGCGGCTGATATGGTATCAACAAAGACAACCGGCGTTGAACCACAGCAAGCCAAGATTTGGACACAACGGGAAATTGCCGCTTTGTCTATGGATGACTATGATCGTTACGAACAGGAAATTGATCTAGCTATCCAAGAAGGACGAGTAGCAAAATAATATTTGTCTTTTTTTAGGAGATTTTAACAATGGCTTATAACGCATCCGATCAATATTTTGAGCAGTCTACTGATACTAATGGTAACTTTGGTAACTCAGTAGCTGGACAAAATAACTCTTACTTCCTCCCCTCTGTCTATTCTAAGAAGGTTCTTAACTTCTTCCGAAAGTCATCAGTCGCGGAAGCAATTACAAACACTGACTATGCTGGTGAAATTAGTGCATATGGTGATTCAGTTCGTATTATCAAAGAACCAGAAATCACTGTCTACACTTACGAGCGTGGTGCAGACGTAACACAAACTAAGTTGACCGACCAAGAAGTAAGTTTGGTTGTTGACACAGCTAACGCATTCAAGTTCATCGTAGATGATATTGAAACTGCTATGTCACACGTCAACTTCAAAGAAGTAGCATCTTCTTCAGCCGCTTACGCATTGCGTGATGCTTTTGACGAAGGCGTAATTGCTACTATGTTTGCTGGAGTTTCTGCATCTTCTCCGAACCATATCCTTGGTTCTGATAGCGCTACTGACTTGGCGGCTGGTACTTTTGATGGTACTGGTAACCTTGACATCGGCTTTGCATCTGGCGAGCACGATCCAATTGATGTTCTTTCGCACATGGCGCGTCTTCTTGACGAAGCTAATGTACCGGAAGAAGGACGTTGGTTCTTGGCTAATCCTGAGTTTTACGAGCAGTTGGTTCAAACCTCATCTAAGTTGATGAGCGTAGACTTCAACGCTGGTCAAGGCTCTATCCGTAATGGATTAGTAAGCACTGGTAAGTTGCGTGGTTTTGATATGTACAAAACTAACAACATTGCCGCCGCTTCTAACGCCGCTGGTAAGTGTATTGCTGGTCATATGTCATCTACCTGCACAGCACAAACAATTGTAAACACAGAAGTTATTCGTGATCCGGATAGCTTTGGTGATATTGTTCGTGGTCTGCATGTTTATGGTGCTAAGGTACTGCGAGGCGATGCTATGGTTTCTGCCTTTTACGGTATCGACTAAAACGTATCGGGGGATGAAATACTCCCCCTTTATTTTTGGAGTAAAAAATGCCACAGATTGGAAGTGAACAAAAGCCAATTAGAATGAGTCCTAAAAGACGAAAAACCCTAAGTGGTACATTTTATACTGGTGAAAACAAAAAGAAGTACGATGCAAACTATGATCGTATTTTTGGTAAAAAGGAGAAGTAATTATGTATGGGATGGATAAGAAAAAGAAAAAACGTGAAAACATGATGTATGGCGGTAATCGTGACGGTATGTCAATGGGTGGTAAAAAAGAACGCCCTATGTATATGGAAGGCGGTAAAGCCCACTCAGGCGCACAGCCTATGTATGGTAACACCGTTGAAACTGCAATGCCAAAAGGCGGTGCAAACTAATGACTACTCAGGTAGCTAAACAAGAATACAAGTCTATTCAAGAAAAAGAAAAGGTTTGTGCTGAAATGACAGGTAATCAATTCCCTTATCAAAAGCAGGGTGAAATAAAGTTTCCTAAAGCTAGAGATGAACAGGAGAATCCTGATGCAAGTAGAAGCACCTAAAAATTATCATTGGATGAAGAGTGGGAAAAGCTACAAGTTAATGAAAGATCCTACGGCTGGGTTTAAGCCACACAAGGGCGCTTCTAAAAAAGCTAACTTTGAAATACAAAAGGTTCATAAAAAATAATGGCAACGACATACCTACAGCTTACTAACGAACTACTAAGAGAAATGAACGAGGTTGCATTAACTTCTAGTAATTTTTCTTCTGCTATTGGGCTTCAAGCTCATGCTCAAGATTGTGTCAATAGGGCATATCTTGATATTGTTCTTGAAGAACCTCAATGGCCTTTTCTGTCTGTAGGCGAAAGCGGTTCAACAGATCCGCTGTACGGTAATGTAGCTGTCTCTACTGTAGCTAATCAACGATGGTATGAACTTAAAGCCGCAAGCTCATCTCTTGTAGATGACTATGGGTATATTGATTGGGATGATTTTTATTTAACTACTGTAGGTGTCTCAGGTGAGTCTGCTCCTTTTGTAACACAAAATTTAAAATTTATAACTTTAGAAGAATGGAAAGATTATCATAGAGCACAAGAAAATGCTGACGATGCAGGTGCCGCTGTTGGTGGTGAGCCTCGTAGAGTATTCCGTAGTAGTGATGGACGAACCTTTGGTTTGAGTCCTATACCTAACAAAGTATACAAAGTACATTTCTTTGCTTTTAATCAACCCACACAACTTTCGGCACACGGCGACACAATTGTATTTCCTGATATTTATAAAACTGTTTTGCTTGCACGAGCTAGATACTATGTGCATCAGTTTAAAGAAAACATTCAGCCAGCCGCTCTAGCATTAGAAGAGTATCGTAGGGGTTTGCGTCTTATGAAAAATGCTTTGATGCTCCCTGCACCTAAAACTATTAAAGATGATCGAATGAGGCTTGTTTAATGTCTCAAGCGTATGGTCTTTCATGTCGTGGTGGTCTAAACACAAACTTAAACTCTATTGAGATTTTAGGTCAGCCGGGATTCGCTAAAGTATTAGAAAACTTTGAGGTTGATCCTGATGGTGGTTATCGACGTGTAAATGGTTTTACAGCTTATGGTGCTGGATCTTCTGCACGACCAAATAGCTCTAATGCTATTTTAGGTTTAGCCGCTTACGGTGATGGCGTTATTGTTTGTTCTGGTACTGATATATTTTTTAGTAACACAGGAACAAGCTGGTTACAAATAAATAGATCTAGTGTATCAGGTAGTGGTGACAACCATACAGCATTTACAGGTCGCTCAGTTCTTACACGCTCTACTCAAGGACAATGTACTTTTGCTTTGTTTGAAGGTTCAGATTTTGACTACGGTGAAATTGTAATTGCTGACGGAAGTAACAAACCATTTTTATTTAGAATGGAAGGTACAGGCGGTGATGTTAGTTCAAGAACTTTCTTTGCGTCTGAGATTACAGTCACAGGAACTAAAGGCGTAAAGTATGTAACAGTCCATGATCATCATTTAATTGCCACAGGAGTTGAAGATAATTTAAACACTGTGTTTTATAGTGTCTACAACGACATTGATGACTTTAGTGGTAGTGGTTCTGGTTCTGTAGCTATAACAGATCAAGTACAAGGTGTCAAAAGCTTCCGTGAAAACTTAATTGTTTTTTCTAAAAATAGTATTCAAAAACTTATAAACATAAATGATAGCTCAAATATTCGTATAGATCCAATCACAGAAAATGTAGGGTGTCTTTCACATTATTCTATTCAAGAAGTAGGAGGTGATCTAGTCTTTTTAGCACCAGACGGTATCCGTACCATAGCCGGTACAGCCCGTATTGGTGACGTTGAGTTAAGTTCTGTATCTCGACAGATACAAGATATTATAAGTTCTTTAGCATCACGCGCAGGACAGTTTGTTATTACAAGTGCTGTGCTTCGATCTAAATCNCAATATCGTTTATTTTATTCTACAACCTCTCAAGAACCCGGAGTAGCAAAAGGCGTTATAGGAACATTTACAGGTCAAGGGTTTGAGTGGTCAGAAACTTTAGGGATACAAGCATTAGGCATTACATCAGACTTTAATAAAAATGTAGTAGAAGTTGCTTTTCATGGTGACAAAGACGGGTATGTTTACAACCACGATACAGGCGATTCATTTATACACAGTGGTAGTGAAGCTAATATTTTAGCTACTTATGAAACACCAGACATTGATTGTGGCGATATAGGTACACGAAAAACTTTAAAGTATATCCGTACCTCATTTTCACCTGAAGGAACATTACAGCCAGTTTTAAGGTTGCGGTATGATTATAAAGATTTAAATATACCACAGCCTTCAGACATAACACTATCAACAATTCCGTTACTAGGAATATTTGGAGATGCTGTTTTTGGTGTAGCTACCTTTGGTGCAGGCTCAGATCCAATGTTTCGTCAAACAGTTACAGGCAGTGGTAATACATTTAGTATACGGCTACGATCAAACGATACAAGAAGTCCATATGGTGTAAATGGTTTTTACATAGATTATATGCCATCAGGTAGGAGATAATAATGGCTCAAAGTTATACACGACAAAGCACGTTTGCAGATGGCGATACAATTACTGCCTCATTATTTAATGATGAATATAATCAGCTACTAAATGCTTTTGCATATTCTAGTTCGTCTGCGTCTTCTACAGGCCATAGGCATGACGGTTCTGCTGGACAGGGCGGTAATATTCCTACTCTTGGTGATTTAGATTTTTTAAATAAGATCACAGTAGATGGCACTAATAATCGCATAGGTTTTTTTGTACAAGTTTCTAGTAGTGCAGTAGAACAGATTCGTATTCAAGATGGAGCAGTTGTACCTGTCACAGACAGTGATATAGATTTAGGAACAAGCTCTCTTGAGTTTAAAGATTTATACATAGACGGTACAGCTTATGTAGATGCTATTAACTTTAACGGTACTGCTATTACTTCAACAGCCGCAGAACTTAACATTCTTGATGGTGTTACATCTACAGCGGCTGAATTAAATTTAATAGATGGTTCAAGTGCTGGAACAATTGTAAATTCTAAGGCAGTTGTTTATGGGTCAAGTGGTGAAGTTAATGCTACAACGCTTCAAATTGCTGGAACATCTATTACATCTACAGCGGCAGAACTAAACATATTAGATGGTGTAACTTCTACGGCGGCAGAGCTTAATGCTTTAGACGGTATTACAGCCGTTGTAGGAGAACTAAATGCTTTAGACTTAGGCAGTACCGCAGTAGGTACAGCTATTGCCTCTAAGGCTGTTATTTTAGATTCAAACAAAGATTATACAGGCATAAGAAATTTTACTATAACAGGTGATTTGACCATTGGAGGTGATGACCTTGTTATGGGAACAAACACCGCTGGTCATCTTCTTATTGCAGATGGAACAAACTTTAATCCTACAGCCGTAGGAGATCTTTCAGCAATATCAACAGTCGCTAATGATGATGTTTTTCTAGCAGTTGATACCTCTGGAGGAGGTCTTAAAAAAATAACTAGAAGTACCTTGGTTGCAGGACTAGCAACATCAAGCGCCTTATCAAATTTAGTAGACGATAGCTCACCACAATTAGGTGGAGACTTAGACATTAATGGAAATGGTTTAGTTTCTACGTCTAATGGAAATATTGCTTTAACACCTAACGGAACTGGTGTTGTAAGAATTGATGGTAATGTAGATATACAGACAGGCGAAATTGTTTTAAAAAATGGTGGCTCTGTATCTAACATTAAATTTTATTGTGAGTCTAGTAACGCACACTATACACAGCTTCAGTCAGCCGCACACAGCGCATACAGCGGTAATGTAACACTAACACTACCTGCGTCTACTGACACTTTATTGGGTCGTGCAACAACAGATACACTGACTAACAAAACTTTAACATCTCCTAAAATAAATGAAGATGTAGCAGTTACTGCGACAGCTACTGAACTTAATCTTCTTGATGGAGTTACAAGTACTACAGCAGAACTTAACATACTTGATGGGGTAACCAGTACCGCCGCAGAACTCAACATCTTAGACGGTGTAACATCTACTGCGGCAGAATTAAATTTATCAGATGGCTCTAGTGCAGGAACTATTGTAAACAGTAAAGCTGTTGTGTATGGATCATCTGGTGAGGTTAATGCAACTACCTTACAGATTGCTGGCACTTCTATTACATCTACCGCCGCAGAATTAAACATTCTTGATGGAGTAACTTCAACAGCGGCAGAGTTAAATATATTAGATGGGGTTACAAGTACTGCCGCAGAATTAAATATTCTTGACGGTGTTACTGCTACTACCGCAGAGTTAAATTACTTAGACATTGCTACGCTTGGTTTAACAGCGGCTTCTAAGGCCGTAACCGCAGACGCAAACGGCGTGGTAACTTTTGATAATGGGACGATTGAAGAGTCCACAACAATTAGCTCTAGCTCTAATGCGGCTACAATTAATCTCCGTGACGGCAATTTGTTTTTACACGACTTAACAGAAAATGTTACTTATACTTTTAGTAACCCTGCCGCATCAGGTCGATCATCACTATTTGTTTTAAAAGTTATTCAAGACAGCACAGCAAGAGTTATTACATGGCCGAATAGTGTTGATTGGGCGGCGGCAACTGCCCCCACGCTAAGTACCGGCAATAATAATGTTGATGTGTTTGTGTTCTTTACGATTGATGGCGGCACCACTTACTACGGCTTTACTGCCGGTCAGGCGATGGGTTAATGAGTAGCTCTGCGCTCAAACTACTTGCGGCCTCTGGTGCTACGGCTGACCCCGTTTACGTTGACGATGTGTTTTCTACGTTTTTGTATAAAGGTACTGGTGTAAATCAAGTCATAGACAATGGGATTGCTCTTGCTGACGAAGGCGGT